CAGAACAGCCAAGGTGGTTAATGGTTGTAACTAACGGAATAAACTTAGGCAAGCGAGCATATGCAGAAAAATTTGTTGGGATAGAAGGATTAACTTGGACTATCGGACTTAACCATCCTGATTATAATGGCGGCGTTATTAGAAAAAAACAACAAGTTGGTATTGATAACTGCATCGATCTAGGCCTTACTATTAAGAACTTTACTTACACTTTAGGAAATATGGATCAATTAGATGACGTATTAGAAGAAATACAAGAATGGGATCGTAAAGGAGTATGTAGCGATGCAAGAATACAACTAGGTGTTGAAATTGGGCGCACTCCAGACGAAGACGAACCAGAACATTACTTGTCAGAGTTAGTTAAAGCAGCAGAGGCACTATGTAAGAAAAAGGGATGGGAGTGGGAAGTAAATGAAACGCACGGCAATCGCACTCATTTCTTAGTAAAAATAAACGGTATTACGCACAGGTTTATAAAATGGTGCGATGTTAAAACTATAGATTTTGAAGAAGTGTATTCTGAATCTTGGGCCACTGTAGTTCCAGGAAAACCAAAAAGTCCACTATTACATCAAGTTATATTGAGAGATAGAGCAGTTAACGAAAGAAAACCGTTGTTTGATACATTGCCAGAGAAATATCGATGAATAATATTAAAAATACATTGTCGATATGTCACCATTGTTATAGACACGTTTCGGCAACTAGATTTGAAAGAGACGGAAGTATATGGTTAACTAAAACGTGTCCGGAACACGGAGAATCAACACATCTAGTAGAACCAGATGCAGATTTTTATAACAATTATGTTTACCGTAGACATGCCCTACAAAGTTATTTTATTGAAATTACTAATAGATGTAATTTAACTTGTCCGCATTGCTATCAAATGCCCGATAACAAATCCACCGATCCAGCAATTGATACTATGCTTAACAAAATTCAATCTTGGCCCGATGACGGCTATCCTGTTGCGCTTGTTGGTGCTGAACCTACAGTAAGACAAGACTTGCCTGAAATTATCAATCGCATACACACTCTCCCCGGCAAGAAGCGAACTGTAATGGTATTAACTAACGGTGTTAATATGCATAAGGAAGATTATGCAAGAAAGTTTGAAGGTATCGATAATTTAATGTGGACTATTGGCTTAAATCATACAGACTACCAAGGTCCTGTAGTGCGAAGAAAACAGATGCAAGGTATAGAAAATATGATGAAGTATAANCTTCCAATTAAAAATATTTCNTATACCTTACTAAATCTTACACAACTAGAAGACTGCATAGACGAACTTATTGGGTTTGATAATAAGTATTGCAGTCAGTTTAGAATTCGATGTGGCGTAGATATCGGAAGGTCTCCGGAAGATAACGAACAAGTGTTTTTAAGTGATTTGCTTAATGCTACAGAAGAAATTTGTAAATCTAAAGGATATACTTTTGAAAGAGAGCCAGAATCAGGCAATAGAGCACATTATCCAGTAAGGATCAACGGCCTAGCTACTAAAATTATACAGTGGCCTAGTGCAGAAACACTAGACTTGAGCGAAGTACAAACAGAAGCAATTGCAGATATATTACCTGGGCAGCCTCCGAGTCCGCTAGTACACCAAGTGTTACTTAGAGACGGCGCAATTAATAAAAGACTCCCACTACTAGATACAATACCAAAGGAATGGATAGACAATTATGGCAAATAGAGGAATTAACGGAACACCGTATTTTGATATGGAACAATATATCGATATGGAAGGATTTGAAAAGTTACAGCCTGAGATTGTAACAGGCTTCGCTCTAGCAAGAGAATATGCAAAAGAAGCAACTTGGATGACTCCTGGATTTACATTTGAAAATATGAGCTATATTCATAATTGGAAACCTATATACCAAGCACTACAGGAATGGCAACAGTTGCCTGATGATGATCCAATTAAACAAGCTGGTGCAAAAATTATGCCTCAAGACTTTAGTGATTATAAACAGCGTAATATCTTTACTCGTTTTCTAAAAATGGCAATGGGTGCATACGATCCTTACATTTATTATTTCTTATGGGAGGAAGGTAGTTGGGATGACAGAACTGCTGAAAGAACATTAACCGAAGAAGCAAGGTATTTTCCTGAAACAGTCAAATGGGTTGAAGATTTAATCGATCAAAAGATATTTAAACATATTGGCAGAGTTATTTTCTTCCATTGCGATGCAGACGGTATTCCATTCGAACACAGAGATTTGGATGCTAAGAATGGTATGAACGAAAGCTTTCCACATAAAAACGAGTTTATACATATTCGTCCTAACACTAAAAAATCATTTTATATATGGGATCCTAAAACTAAGAATAAAACATACTTAAATACTAGAGCTGCTTGGTGGAACGATCAAGACTGGCACGGCGGAGAGCGCATTATGGAACAAAGTTATGCATTACGCATTGACGGTGAGTTTACAGAAGAGTTTCGTAAAACGCTTGGCATTAACAATATAGAGAGTTATTAATATGAAAATGTATCAAAAATTAAATGTTCCAGAACTACCATTAATTCAAAAAGAGTTATTAGAATATATTAACAAATATCCCGATAATGTTTTTGACGAGACAGCGACATCAGAATATTGCCACTCAGTAGGTATAAAAGATTTTCCAACTCTTAGCGGGTTTTTACTTCCGAGATTAAAACTGCCTTTACAATATACTAATATTTTGATTGTTCCGCCTGTGAGTAACTTTAACATTCATTTAGACGGGAACAACGAGTTACATCAAAAAGTTGTTATTACTATACCGATAAAAAATTATGAAGAGTCTGTAACACATTGGTATGATCATAAGGATATTAAAGAAGAATATATTTGGTCTAAATTTTGTGCAAATGAGCAGCCGCCTTATAATGGATACACAATTAATTTTATTAAGGAAGAAATTGTTTTACAGCCTATTGCAAGTACTACCGTCGACAGGATTACTTTAATGAGAGCTGACTGGTATCATGGCGTTGAAAATAGTATGAACGAAAATAGAATAGTAATAGTGATTAGGTGTGGAGACACAATGATGGATGAAAATGTTAGTTTTGAAGATCTTATGGAGTTTCAAGATTTAATATGAAATATTTAGGCAATTACGCAGACTGGATACAACCAGAATGGATCGACTTTATAAAAGATAACGATGGCACATGTCGACCTGGAGGTGGCAGAAATCCTGACAGTGAAGAATTTAGAAAAGCAGCAGAACACGGATACGATTTAACACAAACGTATTGGTATATTTACGAGCCCGATACGTTTCCGTTTGATGTTAAGTCGCCTATTCCGTTGGATGGTGAGTTTTTGTGGTGGTTTATAAAAATGAATCCAGGTGATAAAATGCCAATGCATAAAGATCCGCATGCTCTTATAGAGAAAAATAGCAAACGCTATTGGATGGCATTACAAGACTACGAACCAGGGCATGTGTTTATCTATGAAGATAAACTTGCAACAGGATACAAAAAAGGAGACTTATTTGTATATGACGATAGTAAAGCACTGCACGGTGCATGTAATATAGGATGGAGCACAAGAATGATTGCATGTTTTAGCTCTTATGATCTGCAATGAATTATATAGGCAATTACGCAGATTGGATTAATGATAATAACATTATAGAAATGTTAAACAGTAAACAAGGCGAGAAGACTCCAGTATGGCAACCTGATCGCTGGACAGGCAATGAAACATTAGAAAAGTTTAGAGAAATGGCAAGACCAGGATACTCAAATAATAAGTGTTTCTTCCATCAGCTTAACGCAGGATCTCCTGAAATGGAAGGATACAACTTTGTGTATCCTGATTTACCAGATACTAGAGAATATCAGTTTTGGTGGTTTGTAAAACTATATCCTGGGGAATTTCAAGCAATGCATGTCGATCCGCATTTAACCGAGCTTACTAATTTTGTAAGATATACTATGTTCTTACAAGATTGGGAACCTGGTCATATATTTGCGTATGATGACAAAATGCTGTCCAACTATAAGGCAGGCGATTTATACGAATGGAGTGATCCTGAGTGCATACATGGGCCTGCTAACATAGGTTACAATCCAAGACTTACATTACAAATTACATTACACGATTAATATAATTTATTAAAAATCTCTGGGAATGGACAGTCAGGCCAACACTTCGGCAAGTGTACATTCATTGTAAGATTAAAGAAATTTCTGAGATCAATTACGCCGTCAGCTTCTGACTGATCAAATCTATAAGAACCTTCGTCTCCAATCATGCCTGCAATTGATTTTCTTTCAATAAAATAATCGTCATGCGGCACAACTGAGTAATAATCAATAATTTTTAAAATACCGTCTTTGTTTATAAAGAAACAATGTGGATAGAGTGCTAATTTATAATGTTTACTATTTTTAAATTCTTTTACAACACCATACAATCGATCCTTCCAATCAGGAATTTCTTTATCAATTGACCTAGATGGATCAAATATTATTTGCGATAATGTTTCTGTGTTCCATTCTATAAAAACTTTATTATTAGCACGATCAATTTCTAAAAGTTTAGGAGTGCAGCTTAAATGTTGTAGCTCTTCTAAAAAACGTACTTCTCTTTCAAAAAAGAAATCTATTATCTCTTGTGTCATTCCAGGCTGAGAGCCTTGATAATCTTCGTTAATACAATAGTGTTTGCATAAAATATCTTTATTTGGATTCATCAGAGCTGTGTATAACATATTAGATGACGCCGTTACAGCATCAGCTGTTCTTTTGTAATAATAATTCCAATTACTTGTATTCATAAACATACTTATCATACATTTACAATCGATAAGTATGTTTATGATACATAAGTTAAATTTAAAATATAATATAGATGACGCTGTTGAATATTTTAATATATTAAAAACAGACTTTAATTATTTACACTGGGATTATTTGAAACATCATAATCAACCGACATTTATTGATGCTAAAAATACAATTGATAGTGTTAATGGCTGGGGACTACAAACAATATACAACGATCCTACATTTCCGTATCACCCTGATTTAGACCCGCATGACGAAGGTCCTGAATATTTTAAAGATACTCCAATGGTATTTGGATTCTTTAAGAGATTAAAAAATTTATTAAAACAGCCGTATCGGTCATTTTTATTTAATTATCCGCCTAACCAAAAATTAGGAAAATGGCATTCTCATAACCGAGACCATGTTACTATTGTAATTCCTATTATAACCAACGACAAAGTTTGTATAATTAGTCATCAAGAAAATATTCAAACCGTTGTACTAGAAGAAGGCAACGTATACTTATTAGATACAACAAAATACCCTGCTGAATTTCAAAACAATAGTCAAGGAGAAATAACTATAATAATTATTAGTGTTCTAATAGAATATAAGCAAGAAGTATTAGACATGATAGGAATCATATAATGGATAATCCTGGCGCAGCCTACGACAGAAGATTACTAACTTTAAAAAGTTGTGCGTTTCTAAATGCATATAGACGCATAAATTTAAAAGAATTAACCGAATCATTAAAGGACAAACAAGGCTCAGATGTTACCACTGAGCCAAGCCGCTGGAACTTAGATAATAGCGACTATGGAAAAATACATGCTATTTGGAAAGAAGCTAATTTTAATTCTTCTGCTATGAAGTGGACAAACTACTATCCTGGAGGAGAGTTCTCACAGGAGTTTGTCGATGATGTTGCATTTTATTTACGATTAAAAGGTGTGCATCGCGCTTGGATTAGCAGAGTTGATCCCGGATACTATGCTCCGTGGCATTGGGACGTCGATGATAATGAACAGGAATATTTAAAGTATGGTGAGATTAAACGCTACAGTATTATGATGGGAGATAAAACTCCCGGACATATTTTTATGCTAGGGGAAGATTATTTGTACGACTGTGTTCAAGGATCAATATTTCGTTGGAATAATCATAACGAGTGGCACAGTGGCATTAATGCAGGTATGACTCCAAAGTTTATGTTTCACATAATCGGATATTAATTACTAGTTGACCAACTTAGTTTTTTATTAATATAATTTTGTACAAAAGTTTTAAACTTAGGATCGTTAGTATCTGTTTGTGACATATTTATATCGTAAATATCTTCATATCGTTCTGCTTCTGTTAGAACAAATAATCTATCTGATAAGAATGGATTGCAGCCTCGAAGTCCAGTAAAGCCGTTATCTGAATAAAACTCTTGAACTAAACTTTCTGCTTCATACCAATTCATAGTGTCGTGATCCCAAATAACAATATCGTTTCTAGTGCTGCCAACGCCGCCTCCTCGAGGAGTAGTAGACTGGAATACTACATTGTTATTTTTATCTTTGTATACATTGTAACCTTCGTTTTGTCGTGCTTCTAATTTTACAAGTCCGTTATCAGTTAGTTGCTTTGTAAATCTACTTTGATTAGTAAGACTTAGATCATAATCACCAATTTCTAATATGTGAGCACTTGCACTTTGTCTATTCCATTTAGTGTTTAACCAATTAACTGAATCGTACCATGACTCTTTTGTTTCTCCGGGAATGCCGCAGATAAGTTGTATATTTGCTCGATACCTTTTAGGAGCATGTATATCTGTGTATGCTTGAAATTCTAATAGACCTTCTTTTACTTGATCGGGGTCCATGCCTTTACGCACAAGCTTTCCTGCTTCTTGATTGAATGTTTCAAGACCCATGCTATGCCCAAGAAAGCCTAATCTAATGTAAGTATCCCAGTGCTCTTTGTGTTTAACAACTAAATCTCCGCGGGCAAACCCGCACATCCAAGGATTATAATTTAACTCGTCTACTGCTTCAGCATATTTTTGTAATTTTGACGGACGATCATTAAACGTTTCGTCCATAACTCGCCAGTTTTTAATTCCCCATTTTTCATATCCAGTCTGTAGCTGACGCTTAAACTCTTCTTTGCTTACACTAACATCTTTAGCTTGACCTAACAATGGAAAATTACAATAGCTGCAATTAAACATACATCCTCGTGCAGTTTCAATTTGCGGCATTTCATAAGGTTTTATAAAATCTCTAGCTTCGTAATCAGTTAAGTAGCTGTCTAATGGCGTAGAAGGATAATGATGCAATCCTCTAATAACACGTTTATCGGTAATAACTGTATCAGTTTTTAAAGGCGCACCTAAAGTGCCAATTAAATGTCTGCATAAAGCTAATACTGCATTTTCTCCGTAACTGTCTACCCAATAGTCAACGTTCTCAGCCGGAGTAACAAGAGCATTTTGTCCTCCTACTACAACAGGTATATCAGGATATTCTTTTTTTAACCAAGCAATAAATTCATTTAAAAACGGGCTCCATGGATTTAAAAATGCAGTTCCAAAACAAAACATAACAGTACTCGACGATGCACGAGAACGTACAAATTCTTGTAATTCTTCTAGTTTCCAAAATGCAGTAAAGTCTACTACTTCTGCATCCCAGTCGTGCATCCTTAAATACGTAGCAACTCGATGAGGCCATATGGATCTCTCCCATCGTTTACCAGTAAGTGAAAAGAATATTACATTATTCATATATTGCTCTCAAATTTAAATTCGTTAGGAACTATAGATTTTAATTCTTCTAACGATGACTGTTCTACATCAAAATAAACCGATGTTTCAGATTGTTTAAAATTACTTATAGTTTTATTTTTAGACGCACGGTTTAACCAAACACTCATAGTATTATCAAAACTATACCTAGGATTGCTGCCGCCGGCTGTTATTTTTACAGACACAGAATCATTTAATACATTGCGTGTTAATAATTTTCGAACTACTAGCTGCATCCGAGTATGCTCGCCTACACTAATTGCAGTGTGCAATCTTCCTGCATCCATTTCGTACCATACTCCGTCTTTTACAAGTTTATGCATTTGTTGATTATCAAGATCAATAAGGTAGTCTTGATCTCCTGACAAATTTAAATGATACCTATCGTCGATGTCAGCATGTTGTGTGTAACAACTAGGCGACTCCATTACAATAATTCTTGCTTGTCCAGTGTCAATAGGAAGGCTATTCCAAATACTTTCCCACACTGTGTTTTTATATTCTTCTAATAATACCCAAGGATCATAAAAAAAGTCTCCAGAAGGTGCTGTTAAATCGTGCTTTCCTTTTTCAAGTAATGGCATGTCATCAATAGATGCAGTATATGGTGTTTTAACAAGCATATGCATATTTACCAAGACTAAGTTAACTACGCATATTTCTTGGTAAATATCATTATGAATCTAACTATAGATAAAAAATGGAAGCGTATAGGCATTAGTTTAAGCGGGGGTGCTGATAGTGCATTGCTTGCATATCTTGTATTGTCACAAACCAATGCCGACATATATTTTACTACACAAATACGCTTATGGAAAACTAGGCCGTGGCAACGTTATATTGCACAGGAAGTAGTAGAATGGTTCCGTAATCGTTTTGATAATCGTATAGAGCACATAGAAGGGTTTATTCCGCCCGAAATGGAAGAACCGCATACAACGTATATTACAGACGAGTACGAAAAAACAAAACCAGGTAACAGAATTATACTTAGAGCACATAACGAGTTTATTGCACATACACATAAGTTGGATGCGTGGTTTGCAGGTGTTAACAAAAATCCAGACATAGATATTCCAGGTGCATTAGCAGAACGTAACGAAGGTGTGTTGCCATTACACACTACACATATGGGAGTTGACATTTGTCATCCTTTCGTGTATACTACTAAAGACTGGATCATTAAACAATACTATGATAACAACATAGAAGATTTATTAAATTTAACACGTAGCTGCGAAGGAGAATTTGCAGAGTTAGATTATACAACATACACACCTAGGCAATTTGTTCCTATATGCAATGAATGTTTTTGGTGTAAGGAAAGAGAGTGGGCTATTGAACAAGTCAAATAGTTGTACATTCTGTATGCATCCTTTTACAGGATTAGCTACAAGAGAAGACGGCGCGATTAAAGTTTGCTGTCGTAGTCAACCCATTGGGTTCATACAAAATGAAACATTAGAAGAAGTTTGGAACGGTGATGCAATGCGTGAAGTGCGCAGGCAAGTACTAAATGACGAACGCCCAGATGTGTGCAAGCCCTGCTTTGACCTTGAAGATCAGGGGGTACAGAGCTTACGACAGCGTCATACAGCAGGTGTTATACCCGAAGCTAGGGTCAACTTATACCCAGACGCACTAGACGCACTAGAAGACGATTACACTATGCCGTTCGAGCTTCCTACTATGGAAATTAAATTAAACAACTTATGCAACTTGAAATGTCGTATGTGTAATCCACTGGACAGTACTAGTTGGAAGGACTGGGAAGAAGTAAAACCGTTCTACGAAAAAGAAAACAACATTCTTATTCCTATTGTAGACAATCTTACTACCAAACCTGGACAATACATCGGACCATTTGATAACAGTGACAACTGGTGGGAATCGTTTGAAAAGCTATTGCCGTTTTTTAGACGTGTAGAGTTTGCTGGCGGGGAACCTTTAATGGATCCCTATCATTACAAAATACTAGACAAGCTAGCAGAGTACGGTGATCAGATAGAATTAAAGTACGCTACAAACGGTACTACGCTAGGCATTAAGGGTGGACGTACTATACACGACTACTGGCCCAAGTTTAAAAGAATTGCTGTAAACGTAAGCATAGACGGGTTACACGATGTCTACGAGTACATTAGAGGCAATGGTAAGTTTAGCGAAATAGAAGCTAACATCGAAGTTTTTAAAAGCTTTCCTAATGTAAGTCGTGTGGTAGGTGCGTTTACTGTACAAGCAAACAATATTATGCAGATTTGTAATGTTATCGATTACTTTATTAACAATCTGGGCATTGTATTTTATTCTCATCGGGTAACTTACCCCATGGCATTAAGTGCGCAGGTATTACCTCCTGATCTAAAGAAAAAAATAATAGCACAATTAGAAGAAATGAAAACATCAGTATTAACATACCCAATGGTTAAACAGCATAAACTATTAGAAACAGTAACATTACAACAGATACAAGATAATATTAATTTTTTAGAAGCAAAGTGCATGCATAATACACATTGGCAAGACTGCATAAATTTCAATCGTGCGTTAGACAAGACTCGTAATCAAGACTTTCTTGCAGCAAATCCAGAGTTTAAACTGTATGTTTAAAGTAGAGAGTCGTTGGGGACATCAAAACAGCATACACGTTGAATGGAATATAGGCAAACGTTGTAATCTAGATTGCGCTTACTGTCCTGCAGAAATACACGATAACTTTAGTCCACACACTGATTTAGATGTTATGGTTAATACTATATACGAATTAGAAAAAATTGGTAAACCAATACGTATGAGTTTAACAGGTGGCGAGCCTACTGTACATCCTAAAATTAATGATATATTGGAATGTGCTAGAGCAAGATTAGAATGGCTAAGTGTTACTACTAATGGTTTACGTAGTGCAGAATGGTACATCAAACAACCAGTAAATCAATGGGTGTTCAGTTTGCATTTTGACAATGAGCACAGTCAACGAGCAGCAGAAAATATTGTTAGATATAGCCAGCTATTAGACATGGAAGGTATGCCTACTCTATATCAAGTTAATCTAATGGCGCATCACGGACACATGGATGCAGTAAGAGCCGCTGCTATTCTTTTAGAAGGTCATAATATTCCATATGTGTGCAGGCGTATACGCTGGACCGAAGCAGATGATCGAGAATGGTTCGACGACATGCGCTATAAAGAAAAAGATTTAGAATGGGTACTAAGTAAAACTGCAACTGTAAAGGCAAACTGTGTTATAGATGGTAAAGATATGCTTCATGCAAGTGACATTATCAAACATAAAATTAATCAATTCGAAGGATGGAAGTGTAATGCTGGACTAGAAAGTCTTATGATCAATTGGGACGGTGAAGTACATCGTGCTACATGTAGAGTAGGCGGAAGTTTAGGCAATATTTATAATGGCACGTTTGAATCACCTGTTGCTCCTGTTAATTGCACACGCAAGTGGTGTACGTGTGCAGCCGACATTCCATTAACTAAAGTTTCCACTTAGTCATTAGTTGCTCAGGTTGACACCAACAGTGTTTCTTAGTACAGACACTAGGAATTAATTTAGGATTAAATTTAGTAACAAAATCAGTATCATAAAGATTATACAGCTTATCTTCTCCGTATACTAGATTTCCACAAACGCCGGTTATTTGCCCTGACTTTTGTATATTAATATTCTCAAGTCCAATATTACACATCCATCCTTCAAATCGATTTAGGTCGTTTGTCGAAAGATAGTTGCGTTCTACTCGTTTCTTAGTCCCGTCGTCAAATATTATTTGCGGTTTGCCTTTTAGTATATTTTCGTATTCGTCTTTTATAAGTCTATGTAACGGGGGGTTGCGTTTTACATGTTTTTTAAATATTTTTCTTTGATCGAGCGTGTACTTCGGTGGATGAATTTCCGCAGCACAAATGAACCAAGGATATTTGCTTTGTTTCATGAGTTCGATTGCATCTAGACAAGCATCCCATTGTGTAGGATCCATCATTACTAACGTGTTTACTGCAACTCTTTGATTATAAACATTATCAATTACATTTATATAATGAGTTAGATTTGCTTGCCCGGGATGATAACTAAACAACACTTTGTCAAATGCTGTAGCATTTTTCTCCCACCATCGAATTGTCCTGCTGCCGTTAGTAGTAATAGTAACTTTTACATTATATAACGCCTTTAAGTCTCTTGCAAAGTCAGCAACTTTTGGCCATAATGTTGGTTCGCCGCCTAGCAAGTTAACTTCAAACTTATTCCTACCGTTGCGTGTATAAAAGTCTAGTAAATGTTTAAAGTTTTTCATTAGCGCATTGTAATCTTTTGGCCATCTAGTGTCGCCGCCGTTTGCATATGGACCGCAGTATGTACATTTAAAATTGCAATAATTTCCTACCATATATTCTATACGCAGCCTATTGTTAGGTTCCATTGTTTTTATTTTAATAATTTCCTTCATAGTAAATGTGCCAATTCTGGAAATATAGTTGTAGCGTCTAATCTACGAATTGCATCTAACTTGTTTACATACTCTTTAAATCCTGGTAATAAGTGACTGTTGTCTCGACTATCCATATGTTTTAATAGCCCTTCCCACTGTCGCCAGCCTTTAGGATTATGTATCCAAAATTCATCTTCTTGTGTATAGTTATCCCATAACCATGTTTTAAGTTCTGCAAAACGCTCACGTACATCTTGCTTGTCTGCTTCAGGCAAGATTGTAATGTTAAGGAATGTAGGTATGTGTACTAAGTGTGCATTGACTAATCCGCCGCCCATTGTTACTCCATTTATTAATCCAACATTCATTTTCTTAAATTTGCTGTTTACTTTCCACTTTATAAAGTCCGGTATATGTTTGATGTTGAATATCTGTACTGCTGTTGCCATACTAACATGTATATTATCAGGAGTATTGTCTAGCATATGCAAAGTGCGCTCAACTTCTTCAAACTTTCCAGGGAAGCGTATATAATCATCGCGTTCAAAACTTGCATCAACACTAACAGCAAATTTAACTTTGCGAAATTTACTCCATAATTCGATCAGTTCGTCGTCTACAAGAATACCATTTGAATTATAACGTAACAATACATTGTCTTGATAACCTTGCCTAATGATTTCTTCAATAAACATTTTATGTTCTTTAATCATTAAAGGTTCTCCGCCTGCAAAATAAACTTGTTTTAGGTTAGGAACTTGTGCATATAACTCTTTCCAAAATGATTCTTTTTCGTGCCACTTGTTGTTAAATTCTTTTTTGTCCCATGTCATCTGTTGCTTTACAGATTCATTTTCTAATTGCGGGACTAGTTTTTTCCAATCTGCTACCCACTTTGAGCTATCATGCGGACTACACATAACACATTTAATATTACAAGTATGTCCTAATCGTAAGTCTAGGTATTGCAATTGTTCAGGTACTGTGCCATCTTCTGCTGTTTGCGCAATAAGTTCTTCTACATCAATACCTTCGTCATTCATCCACGTAGCAGTTTCCCAAATACGTTTACTAACAATACCTTGCGCTTCTTCATCAAAGCAACCTGTGCAACTAGCAGGTATGTTGCCTTCAAGCATGGTAGTACGAACGTTTTTCATAAAGTTACTATTCCATGCTTCCATAGGAGTTACCTTACCAAAGTTAGCGTTACTACCGTCATTGTTTTTAATCAATCCAACCGTATGATTATCACCTGCGCCGCTGGCATTTGCAGTACAGCAAAGTCGCATATCGCCATTAGGGCGTGTTGCCAAGTGTATCCAAGGAAGCACACAAAAGGTACAACTTGATTTAGTTTCTAAGTCGCGCTGAAACTTACCAAGTCTTGTGTCGGCGCTTGCATACCAGTATTTAGACATCTAATCTTTCTCCTTGCACAAACTGATCTTTAGGCTTACTAAGTTTGTTTACTCCGCAGGTTCTTGCACAAGTAATTAATTTATGTGTGTTCCAGTATTTGTACCAAACTGTTTGCCAAGAATTAGAATCTATTATATCTTTTATAGAATAATCAAGCGCATTAGTATTTCCTAAATCTTTAATAAGACTAGAGTACTGTGATTTCATCTTTTGTCTAATATCTTTAGCTAAATCATTAGGATGTATATAATTATATGGAGTACTTGCTAAAAAGCAACAAGGCATAATGTTTCTTTGTGCGGTTATATAAATTTCTTTTGTTTTTTGTACAAAGCAATCTATTTCACTAGTATCGACTATATGTTTATAATTATCGATTGTTTCTTGAGTTATTAGAGTCAGATTGCTTCCTGTTGGCGGTTCTAAATAATATTCAAGTTGTCCTGTTTTATCTAATACTTCAAAGTTAGACGAAGCAACAAATCTTGCACTATCTTTTTGTGTAAAATTTGCAAATCCTAATTCTTTGGCGCGACTAGCTGCTTCATTTACTTGATGCTCGTTGTGTTTAAATTTGATAAATGCCCATTCTGCTATGCCGCCGGCAGCAATAAATGCCTGGGCATTTTTTATTATTGTATTGTAATTTGTACCTATACGGTAGAGACTATGTGTATCTTCTAGTCCGTCGATTGCAAATATAACTTTATGACATTTAGGCAGTGATTTAGCAAGCTGTGTCCACCACGAAGACGTTCGTGCGCTTCCGTTTGTGTGTATTCTAATATTTAGATTTGGATTAACGCCTTTACTATACTGACACATATCTATCAAATTATTATTAATAATAGGGTCGCCAAAATTGCCACAAAAATAAAATCCTTCAAGTTGATGTAAAATTTCTTTAGTTAGAATTTTTTTAAAATCTTCTATAGTCCAGTCAGTATTTTTAATAAGTGGGTTTTCTAGTCCGCCATGATAATTTCTACTACACATAGGACAACTTGCCTGACATCTATTAGTTATTTCAAGATGTATATTTTTCAATTCATTAAATTTAAACATTTTTCTTTTTGCCTATAATCATATACCGTGTGTATTTAGATGTTTCAAATTCGCCGCGCCAGTAAGGCTTAATACCACTCATGCGCATAAAATCGTCTAAGTCTGTTGCACAACGAATATGCTCGTCTAGTTCAAAATAGTTATTGCTTTGTACTACAAATAGTGCATTGTCTGGCTGATTGTTTAGCCACTGCTCATATTGTTCTTGTGTAATGTGTTCGCAACTTGTGTTAATAACAATGTTAGCAGGTTCTGTATAGGTACACATGTCTGCTGTTACTGCATCAAATCTTCCTGCTATTTCATAATTTTTATTAACAGTGTATGCAGTTTCTTGACAGTCTTCATCAATATCTACGCTTGTGATATGTTCTATACTAAGGCTGCTGTTAAAAAGTATACTTGCAAGCACACCATTCCAACCACCGTAAATTACAATGCGAGCATCGTCGTCTGCATAGTTTACACGTAGAGCATCAGCAAGCCATACTTTGCTGTTGACTTGTCCTTTCCAAAAACTTTCAAGTGTACGATATCGGTCATTGCTGTTGCGAATTGCATCCATCCAAAATAGTACATCTTGTATATCAACTCTCATTTCGAACCTTTTTATTGTATTCAATTGCTTCACGTAAGATACTCAGCTCAACGTTATTGCGGTGGGCTGTTTTTATGATTGCATTTGTATCTTTAGGAAAGCAATGTCCACCAAAGCCACGTTCATCTGTAATGAATGTATGACTGTCGCCAATGCGTTCGTCCATGCTTGTATAGTGCGCAACTGCTGAATACTCTACATCAAGTGCATCGCACAAATCATACAGTTGATTGAAGTATGCAACTTTAAGTGCAAGAAAACTATTGCGAGCATACTTGGCTAAGATAAGTTCACGAGGCTCTGCAATTTCAATGTTCACTTCGAACACATCTTTCCAAAAGCAGGTATTGGTTCCGCCTATGAGCATTAAACGCATGTTCTGTAGATCTTCTACTGCACTTGCTGCACGTAGGAACTCTGGGGAGAAGTTTAGCATACGATCAGGAAACGCATCTACTAGCATATCCCAGCCTTCTACAGAAATTGTGCTTTTGATTAGTACGGGCACATCTGGTGCTGCTTCGATTACTTCGTACACATTGTCCATGTGACAACTGCCGTCTGGTCGCGGTGGTGTGCTTACACAGACAATTACTGCATCAACATCGTCGTAAGAATTAGTATACCCTAATGCCGGGTCATTGATTACAACATCGTGTTTAAACTTTAGAACTTCGTAATGTGCTTTGCCAACGAACCCATAACCTGCTATTAATATTTTCATATTTTCCTCTTTGGTATTTTACTATCTGCACTGCTTACACAACTAGGTGTAACGCATTTCTTTGGTGTCTTAAACAGCGTAAAACCGCCGTCTAACGTGCCTAAAGCTTCGTCATGACAACTGTAGCTGCGCTTTACTTCGTTCTCTCTTATAACGCATCCTTGATAGCCTGCATTACATTCCCAGCCCTCGAACTTGTTAAAACCAAACGCATTAAATCGTTCTGCTTGATCTATGTAGTAGGTATTTCCGCCTGTGTCTTGCAATTCTACTTGTAGTAAAGGTATTATTCCTTTAAATGCTTCTGGGATCGTTTGCGGGAATCCTGTTTGCATTTTGTGTACTTGTTCATCTGTGTATCCGTGTACAACGTAGGAGGCAGTAGGGTCGGATTGGGGCTTGAGAGTGACATTAATACCTCTGGAGGCAAATCGTTCAAGACGTTGATAAAGTTCGTCAAACATTTCTGGCACCATGACTTGATTGATTGTAACATATACACCTGCTTTCATAAGTTGAAGACATTTGTCTCCAAACTCTTGCTCGTTAGCAAACTCTGAATGATAGCTTGCTGTAATACTTCTACGTTGCAAACTGCTCGTAGTTTCTATCCATTTGTTCCACCATTTGCTTCCTGGGCTGAGATTGGTCGTCATGTGGATACTCTGGTACTCGGGAGTTGCATCACTGCAATAATGGTCTATAACCTTCCCAAAGTATTTATAAGCTGTGGGTTCGCCGCCGCTAAAACTAAAGTGAAAATCTTTAAAACCATTTGCACGGGCCTGACGTTTTATTTCATCTATTGTACGAGTGTAAACTTCTAAATCTTGATGGTCAGGAGTGCTGCTGCGAGCATAGGGCCAGCAGTAGCTACAGTTGTAATTACAAAATCTTGCAAGTATCCAAGACACTGTAAACAAGTTTGTATTTAATAGAGTCTTTTGACCAAAGCTTGTTATATCTTTAAATGGTATGTTTTGAAAATTGTTCATGCAACCACTCAAAATTGTTTATAAGGCTAATGTCACTCTTATTAGAAATCCCAAACTTCCTACCAGCATTAGCACCAGCAAGAGCGTAATTGCCGTAGCGTTTCTCAGAGACTTTTGTACACCACGTATCGAGTCTCTTTTCGGTTTCTTCGTTGTTTTGTCTTGTAATTGTTTTACTACTTAGTTTGGCACATTCTCTAAATGCACTACGCCATGTTTCAAATGGACTTGTGTTAAATGCTGTAGTATTTGCAACTTCATCCATAGCAATAAAATGTTCACTTATGCTTGTAGTCATATCCGCCTTACTTGTATCCATTTCTATTGTAAGTTTGCGGGGAAATAACTTTACTCCTCCATAGCCATATTCTAATCCATTAATAGGATTATTTGCTCTCCATACATGTACATGATCTAATTGATGGTCCGGGACAACATAATCAAAATTAAATGTATTTTTAATAATTGCATCGCCGTCGACTATCCAAAACATCTTAGTAAAGCATTTCTTTGCTGCCTTTATGTGTGCTTGATGTATTCCTTTAACTCCGTGTACACGTTTAGCCATAGGAAATCGTGCCTTTAGTGCAGCATAGTTTTCATCTGCAGAAGGCTCTTGGTAACTAATAAAGACTATATCGTACATTGTATTATTGTAACACCGTGTTTAATAAATGTCAAGAAGAGTATCGATTATATAGTTCAGCAAATTCTGGAAATGTTTCGCAGAAATTAGTGTTTCTACGGGCATCATGCTGATCAAAATATTTAACTAGGTTATAACGATTTCTTTCAACTGCTTCATCGTTATTCAAGTGACGTGCTTTTAATACTGCTAGATTGCGTTCTGCTTTTTTAATTTCAAAGTCATAAAAGCCTACAAAATCGTCAGTATTTGCATTTGCTTTCATAAATTCAATTGCATCTTCTAAATAATGATCAAACTCTTTAGGTAGTATTTGTATTGCTTGCCATGCTGGATTTCTTAGTAACGGAATATCAAACCAAATTCGCTGCCTTGGGTGGATTTCGTAGTCGTCATGTGTATTGTACTGATCATATATAGGAATATATTTTGTTCCTTGATTGCCTTTACTGTACTCGGCTCTTAGAGAAAGTATATATTCTAAAAAGCTTTTAAATTTAGGAACACTCAATGCGTTGAATGTATTGATAAATGTCATTGTTGTATTATTGGTTTCTGCTAAAAATCTATCTACATTACTTTGCATTGCACTGTAATCTAATCCTGTTCTGATATATTCGGCTTGTTCTTCTACACTGTCAACACTAACAAATACTGCGACATTTTTTAATGCCATGTTAACATACCAGTTGTTACCTGAGCCAGGATTAAAACGTTCGTCGTCTTTCCATATTTGTATTTCTTCTAGTTTCTTCAACTTGGTAATAAATTTGTCCATTAATTCAGATTTTGGAGGTGAAAAGTTACTGGTTACGCTAACCTCTAACCATGCGTTAGGATTTTCGTAGATATAATCCAATACTTTAAATGTATTAACGTCCATTAGCGGCTCTCCGCCTGTGATACGAAATACTTCAAGTTTTTTGTATAACTCCGGCCACCATTTCCAAAATGCTGTTACATAGGGATTATCGGCTTGCGGAACTTTTAGTGGCATTAATCCATCTTTTGCTAGATACTCGGTATTATTATGTTCTGCCTTTTCGCCTTTGTCATTTATAATACTATAAGATCCGAACTTGTTGATTTCTTCTTCCCATGCTGTGCTAAGGTGCGGACTACAATATGAACATTTAAGATTACATGCTTGATTAAAGTTTACTTCTACGTAACGCGGAGTTATATCTCCGGTATCTAATGCTTCAAAAACATCCGTTTTAGAATTTTGTGCCCATTGCTCGCCGCTGCGATAAATTCTATCACTGCGTCCGCCTTGATCTTCAATTTTCCAACAGTAATTACATCCTTCAGGACGTTTACCTGCGAGCATCTCTTTGCGTTCTTGTTTCTTTTGTTTTGTATTATGTAGAGCACTTGGATTTTCTTTAATTTCTTCCGCATCAATTTTATGCAAGGGAGGATGATAACAACTATGTGTTGTGCCGTTGGTCAAGTGCATGGACATCTGTGCCCATTTTGCATAGCACATGCTTGACGAAATACGTTTTAATTGGGATTCTGCTACATCAGCAGCATCATTATAATTACTCATTTAAATCTCTCATGTAAATATTCTGCAACTTCTATACTGATAACTTCGCCCGGGTGTTGTAGATCTCTTGCAGTTTTATCAATCTTAAAGTGTTTTTCGGCATTTAGGATTTGGGCAGTAGAATAAAAAAAGGATATACTAGAATACTTGCTGCGTTCTTTCCATAACCACTTTCCAATTAATCCTTGATTATAAGTAAGGCCTATTTCGTGGGAAGGATCTGCATATGTAAGTTGCCATAATTTACTAACGTCAGTTTCTTGACTCGTGTGAGGAGCTTTGTGTCGTCCGTCCCAAGGCCCAGATTTGTGTCTGCCGATCTTTGAAAAAAATTCAAATCTATCCGTAGGAGTCCAAATAGTAGCTACTGCGTATGGTGTTTCAAAGCTTTCCAATATTTTTGTAGAATTATATAAAATTAAACTATTCGAACCTCCTGGAACTCCTAAATTAATTACTGGGCGCCCGGATAGTCGTTCTAAATGAAATGATATTGTCTCGTCGTCCGATAGGCCAATGCCGTATGTACAAGAACAACCTAATAATACAATAGAGTTTTTCCAATCAATTTGATCCCATTCTAGAGTACGGAAACCTGAACTATTAACTGTATATGTAACCTCTTTTGTTAGATATTTCCAATCTTTACCTTTTTTTCTTTTACTACTGTTAAATCTATTTTCGTCGTCTCCTTGCAACCATAGATATTTTCCAGAAACTTCTGGAGAATCAATTTTATTAAATGTGCCGACTGGATTTATTCCGAAAGGGTGCTCTGTATCCGTTAGATACAATGGAAAATTGTCATCTATCTGTTTATCATCAAATAAAGGAGGTGATTTATTAGATTTTTCATTCGTATTTTGGCTTTGAGTGACCGAACGAAATCTTGCCATCATTTTTTTATTTTTTTTACTCATATTAGCCTTTAAATATTGTTTATATAGTTATATAAGTGTTTTGCAAATAAGTCATGTCCTTTCTGACTAGGATGCGAACACGGTGTCATCCATCCGTTATATGAACCTTTTCCTAAAAACTGAAAATAATGATCATGTTTATCATCTAACTTATCTTCTTGAGCAATAACTAAGTCAGCAAATGTAGTGTGTCCGTCAGGTTTAAACATGTTGTTCCATGGAAATAACTCCAACAAATTTGTTTTATCTGATGCAGACTTGCTTAGGATAGGCTTGGTAGATTTTACAAATAACTCATCTTTTCTTGTTACTTCTTTTGATAAACATTCTCGAAAATAGTCCTTGTCGTATCTTCTATCAAAACCCGGTGTAATTATTAATTTTGCCTTTTTAGACTTACACCAAGACATTAGTTCTTGCACATGGGCAAGTTGTTCTATTACCTCAAATTTATCACTTGACAGAGTTTTAGCATACCCTTCCCATAGCGTTTTACGCGGACTCTCTTCCATATCTTTATAATGGGGCCACATGCATTTCCAATTAAAATGGTCAACTGCTACATCATTAACAAAATCAAATCTTTCAAGACCGCTAGGCATATATAGCACTATAATTTCTTTTAATTCGTTATAGTTAATTTCAGGATACATATATAATTCTTTGATTGACGCTCTATTGCCACATCCTCGAAGTCCTAGATTAATTGGAGTATATTTTCCGTTAAAATACTTGTTGCACAAAACACTAACAAAGGCATTTTTGTATTCCATCATAGTAAAATCCATTCCATGCATTGAATTGGAAACACCTTGATAATTTTTTGATATTCTTTTACGCTCTTTTGAAGATGCATCTATAACAAGTGGAAGTCCTTCAGTATACTTCCATTTAAAATTTTCATATAGCTCATCATCAAATGCGCCTTGGCCTTGTACAAAGGAACACCCAATTGCAATAATGGCCCTTTTAGTATTTTTTAAATCTTTGTTTATTCTAGTAACTTGCGATTTATACATTATGTTTCCTTATCGACATAATCTTCTATAACTTTTAAATACGGTGAAGGATGTTTATTAGTCCTAGACTTTAAAATGTTATAATTATGATTTAAAATATCTTCTAAGCCTCGAAACCATTCTAATTTATCATCAACAGACATACTGTTTATTCTAGAAATTTCATTAGTAATTGCTTGCATACGTGGCCAAGTACTTAATTTATCATAACTTTCATCGATAAAGGGACTAAATGTTTTATAGCCTAATTCACGCAATCTAGATAAAGATCCTTTGTTTCCAGCTATTATAAAAGGATGACAGCATGCTATAGGTTTAAATGTTTTTTCACTAAGAAAACATTCGTGCTCACTGTCTCCAAACGATGCTTCGCTAACAACTGTAACCCAGGTGTCTAACATTATTTGTTCGTTAAACATAGTCAAATAGTTTCCGCAATCGTGATCGGCAAATTTTTTTAATCCTGAGTTGTTCGGAGGTAGTAACGGTAATTTACCAATTATATTAGAATAGTCGCTTTCTGTCATTGTTTTGTCTTCGTAGTAAGACTGATTCAATTTAAAGACATTCATACTGTTTATTCCACAGTCTAATAATCCAGCATCTGATAGATGCTTAAAAAACCAAGCACGATGAGCTCTTGGGCGCTTCTGTAATGCACTATATGTTTTTATGGTAGACAAGTTAGTTTCTTTATACGTTAATTGTTGTTCAAAATTTGGATATGTATCAGTTGCAGCATGGGATAAAATGTTTGCAATCGAAGTTTCAAAATGTGGATAAGGAACTACAAAAATTTTATTATCTGGAAGTCGATCTTTAGCCCAGTTATTATATTGATCTCTACTATCTAAATTGCCAGTAACATATATAATTTGCGTAGGAGGTATTCTATACTTTTCAAGATTATTGTGAAACCATGCCCAAAGCCATTCGGTTTGATACCCTTCATGACACTGATCTATTAGTAAGTATGCATTTTTTCGGCTTAATGATTTACGTTGTTTTTTACTTAGGTGTCCAAATAAAGTAACTCTATTAGGATTTTCTTTATCAAGACCTAACCCAGTATCGTCTGGACCGCACCAATCCCACGGGGCATGGGCTACACCAGTTGCAATAATATGTTTCTGATTTTTTTCTCGAGTTGTAGAGAATGTGTGGTATCCGTGTTCTTGTTGTCCTCGACGCTGATGATAATCAATTACGATAGGACTAGGAGTAAATCTACGTATTCCGGATAGATTTTTATCACGGCATTTAATAAAATTTGTAAATAATCCGTGCGTGCCTATAGATTCGAATAAAAAATGCATTTAAATTAACCGATCCGTCCATGTTTTTGGAGTTTTGTAATTTACAATCTCTAGTGGAAATGTGTAGTCAAACGGCTTTGTGCCTCGTTTTTTAATATAGTCAACAGTATATTCAACTGCTGTTTCTAAATTGGTAGTTGTTTTATAATTTAATAACTTGCGAGCTTTATCTGCACTACACATTGCATGTTTAACTTCTTGAGGACGGTCATCGACATGTATAGGATCTAAATTACAACCTGTTTTATTGGCTACTAGTTTTGCTAAATTTTTGATATTTATTGTTCCTTCATCTGGTCCAATATTTACTATTTGGCTTGATATATTTTTATCTAATGCGAGTTTTTCAAGACACTGAATACAGTCATCAATGTAACTAAAGCATCGTGTTTGTTCGCCATCGCCGTATATAATAGCAGGATTGCCTTGTAAATTTCTATTGATCATAATACTCATTACATTTCGGAATGGATCATCATAACGCTGCCTTGGTCCAACAATGTTGTGCGGCACAGCAATATTCCATTCCATACCGTGTACTTCACTTAGCGTAGTCAGTACTTGTTCGCCTGCTACTTTAGCAATGCCGTAAGGATCAACTGGGGCAGGTGTCTGTGTTTCAACAAACGGAATCTGTTGATTTCCGTAACGTGCCATACTAGTACAGTATACAAAACGTTTTACCTTGTTTTCAAGTGCTGCACTAATTGTAGATACCGTTGCTTGAAATATATTCTTAGTAATAAAATCTGGGCTTACTACACTTAGACCTTCATGAGCAGTTGCAGCAGTGTGTATAACAATATCTATATCTTTCATTATATCTGCCATGCGTTCTCTGTCGCAACAATCTACTTTGTACAAAGTAGCTTTGTGATGTACATTATCCTCATAACCGCCAATCAGTGTATCGTTGCCAGATACTTCGTGACCAAGTTCTATCATACGATCTGCTAAATGACTTCCTAGAAATCCTGCAATGCCTGTTATAAAAATTTTCATAGTTTTCCTAAATTTTGTTCACTTGCTAAAGACTTACAATGATTCCAAAAATTATCCATTTCAGGAAAAGTTTCTAAAAAGTTTGTATTTCTTCTACGATCCATCTCTGTAAACCAATTATAAAAATCTGCACGACCTTCTTGTACTCGGGTTTCGTCATAATTAGCTGTTGCAAAGTAATCTCGAACTCGACGAAACTTTTGATATTCTAACTCTGTAAATTTGGTCGGATCGTAATCGTCTTTGTTATCGTTAATAAATTGTAAAATTTTATCAAAATACGGCAAAAATTCTTCTTTTGGTAAAATCATCATATCATACTGTAAAGGTTCTTTTAAATACGGTGTGTCAAATCTAATGCGCCGGCCATATCCTCCTGGATTCATTGTTGGTTGATATTTTGTTCGCCAGTCTAAAATCTTTTGTAAAAAATCTGTAAACGAAGTCACACTTAAAATATTAAATGTACACATAATACTAACAGGTGCATTTGTAGTTGCTATATAGGTTTCTAAATTTTGTTCCCACAACTCTGTTTTAAGTCCAGTACGAATATATTCGGCTTTTTTGCCCCAAGAGTCTAAACTTGAAAATAATTTAAAGTTTTTAATCTTTTTATTTTCCACTAGGCTTTTTACATTTGTTGCTAGTTTTTCTACAAGTGCTGGCTTAACACCTAGATTGCTATTTAAATTTAATTCTAATTTAGGCTTTGCTTCTTCTTGTAAAAGGTCAAATAGTCTCCAAGTACTACGGTGCATCAAAGGTTCGCCGCCGGTGAGACGTAAAATGTTTAGTGTTTTACTAACTTCTGGCCACCATTTCCACCAAGCAGCAATATACGGATTTTCTTCTTCAGCATATGGTTTAAACCAGTCAACATTTAATGTATGATTTTTAACTGGCATTGGCCCGTGTTTTTTTATTTCTGCATCATACGAACTACTTGCCATAGGATGACAGTATCCACATTTAAAATTACATTCGTTACTAAACGCCAATTCAATATATTCAGGATTAATATTAAAATCCCAAGGACTATTAACAATTTCTTCTAATCTATGCTGATTATAAATGCCTGCATTACGTTCGTGCCTATCACTAATATGTGTATCACTAAGACCTTCAACATTCCAGCAGTATTGACAGCCTTTGGGCTTTTCGCCTACCAGCATTAAAGCACGTTCTTTTTTCTTTTCTATCGTATTATGAAGTGCAGAAGGATCCTTTTCAATTTCTTCAAGAGGTATATGATGAGGTGCTGGATGATAACAACTATGTGTGTCACCAGTATGCAAATAAATTGTAGTATGATGCCACTTTGCTAAACAGAAAGTAGGACTAATCTTATTTGTAATCTCTTTAGTTTGTGTTATTCTGTCAGTTTCATTACTCATAGTTTTTCTATAAACCTTTGATTGTCAGTTCTTGACGGATGCTGGTACACTGCTTTAAAAAATTTACTTTGCTGTGCATCTAATGGTTGTTCTGCGATAGGTATATCTAGTTGACTGATTAACTTAATACCGTATTCTTCAATTTCATAATCGACATCTTCAATTGATTCAAACGACACTTTCCATAAATCGTTCAAGTATTCAAAGTCACGTACTTGCACGTAATCCCAGTCTGTACACATTGTCATATACAATCCTGCTCGTGTTCCAAGTATTGCCCAGTCACCGTTTTCTACATCTTTGCCTATCATACTCCATATGTATAGCCAGTGCAAGCAACGCCAGTGATTATTCTTTAGTTCTTCTTTTGAAATTCTTACGCCGCGATCAGTTGCAAGTTTAACACCTTCTCTAAAACCTGCTCTCCATGCTTGTGCAGGAGTTTCGTTGTTGTACACGTCAGAATAACAACTATTCATTTGAATGTATTGTGCATCCCAGCAAAAGTCTACTTGAGCATGTGCATTATCAGGGTCTGCATTTTCATGTGTTTTCATATTCAATACATACTCACGAGGCCAACATTTAAGTCCGCCGTTGCCGTACATTAGTCCATTAATCTCATTACGGCCGCACCAGCTGATAACAGTATTTTTCAAATCTGCATGTTCATCGAAGTCAATTTCTTGATTTAAAAAATCTTCACGTATACGGTTGTCACCGTCTACTGTAATAAATCTATCTGTCTCGCTTAGTTCTGCACAAGCTTTGTGTGCGGCGTCTGAGCCTTCTACACCGTGTACACGTTTAGCCCACGGAACTTTTTTACACAAGTCAGCGTAGTTTTTTTCTGCATTAGGTTCGTCATAACTAAGATAGATAATATCGTAGTCAATTGGTTTAAATTTTGCCATTATATAATCTCATGAGCATAACTTTCAAAATATTTTGCTGTGTATATACTTACATCAGTATCACTACTTTCAGACTCGAATATGAACGGAATTGCCGTTAGACTATCTGATAATAATTCTCCAACAGTAAATTCTAGACTTCTAAAAAGTACATTTGGATCATATTTTGATGTTACACTAAAATATAATACTTCCGTAGGTTTATATCCACTAGTTAATAGGAATTTTTTAGTATGTGGATTTAATAAAATACTCCAATAATTTCCAAAAGTGTTTTGTTGAATAATTATGTCGTATTCTTTATCAACTTGTACTTGATGAAGTTGTTTTCCTGATAGAATAATTTGTCCATTTTTTAAATTTACCGGCATATGCAAGTCTAATTGTATATCTCGATATGTAATTTTTTCAGTTAAGTCAACTAAATCAACTTCTGCACACATATCATCAACATAATACAAAAGTGTAGTAGGATTAGAATAGAAAAAGATACTTGTTTTATCTTTACTAAAATCCTGCATTACAAGTTGTATGCTGTATATACTGTTATCGTTAAGTACAACGTCTCCAGGAGTAATAGTTTTAACTACCGGAAGTTTTTTATTTGCATCTGAATATAATTTTACATTGCTAACAACAATTTCTGCATTATCCATAGTAAATTCAGTATATGCTGGTTGATCTTCTAAGAGTCTATAAACTACTCCGTTAATCCAAACATGCTGTCCTGACAAATGAGATAATTCCTTATACCAAACATCTACGTGTATACCCACGTATTCTGGAATCATGGTTAGTTTTTCTGCTGAATGGGTTTGTGTAGGCAACGAAGTTATTAGTACGTCCTCTACAAAAAGAATATGTTCATCTTTGTCAAATACCTCAGAAGGAACTAGATCTGTCTTTAATTTATAAACATTATCTTTAAACCAAACACACTGGTTTTTACTATAACTATGATTATCGTTATACATATAAATGTCAACACCATCGTAAACTTTTTCTATAGAAAAATGCTCATCATGTGTATGCTTAATTACAGGCAATTGATAACACATTGTATCAGCTGTTCGATGAGAGTCGTCGTATGCTACTTCTTTTAGTCTTATTTCTTTAACACTGACATCATAAAAAATAGCATACTCATCTGTACGGCGTTCGCCAGTAAGTATAGACTGAACTTCGTTCGTATCAATAGGAAAAATCTTGTACTCTTCATCAGGAATATTCTTACTGCTAATTTTGTATATTTTTCCGTTATCGCTGTCATAATAGACATAGGATTTTGTCCTATCACTGCTAACTTGTATTCTTTTAATTAAATTTTGTAAATCAGACATTTGTTAGACTCCTGTATCTTTCTATTGCAGGCGATTTTGTTACGAAGTCATTTTCAGTATAGTGCAGAATTCCTGTTTGTGCATAATTGCCTATTTTTATACTACCATCTTTAGAAATATACACACCTACACGATCTTGCCAGCTAGATTGTATTTCATTCCATCCTTGGCAGTAAGGTTTCATATGTGTAAAATTAGGAAACTTAGCAATTTTATTTGTAATTGCATCTTCACAATCTAGTATACTAGTAACGATAGCAGCACATACATCAATACTTAGATGTGTAGGGCGAGATGTAGCCACTAAATGTTGTTCGTAAAACGCTTGCCAATTGTTTACTATTAGTTCTAACCAAGCATAAAACTCTTGTGCAAATTTGCATTTCTTAAAATAATGAAATCCGCTAAACAAGTTTGGTAAATTGTTTTCTATAAATGTTTTTCTATAGTAACTAGTATCTGCTGCTTCGCCTCTATAATTTAGTACATTGCTAACAAAAAACATTTCATAATTAGACAAAAACTTCCACCACATGTCAATGTTTTGTAACACTAACATATCTGTATCCATTACAATTGTTTCGTCATACGGACTAGCATGATATAATTTCCATCTATTTTCAATTTTCCAGTCAGTGTCTTTGGCTGCATCGTTAAACGGAATAGGAATAATTTTATCAAAGAGTTTTTGATATTCTTCTGGCACAATATTATTTGTTACTAAACTAATAGGAGTATCATTATGCGCTCGTAAACTCATTGCTAATAATGATGCTTGTTCAACGTAGTTGTCTATTTCATTATTTTGCGCAAGAACCATTATACCTTTACTCACCAGTGAACTCCTTATCGATAATTCTATTAAGACTAATTTTATTCATGACATGAATTGTTTGTCCTTGTGTTTTTAATGCTGTGTATTCTCCAAGATAGTCTTCCTTTTCTACTAAAAACAGCATTTCATCATCTACAAGTTTCCACAAAATGTCTTTATCTGTAGTATACAACATAGTTCCTGGTAGTTGTTGTGCAAAATCTCCCTTTGTAAAGCCATTTAACATATGTATAGCGATACTAAATGCAAAATCATTCCTAAACAAACTAGAAGTAATTTGATATGCCCTTCTATAATGATTCCATTCTTGCTCTATATGAGCAACAAGATCAAAAAACACTTTGTTTATTTCTGTTTTTCTAAAAAACACAACAGTAGCCCAGTAAAAGTCGACACTAGGATCACTTATTTTATCAAATTCAGTTTCGTCTCTAACTTTTGCAATATCGCTGGAGTTTTTATAAATTAAAAAATCTGAGGTAGAATTAAAACAATCTTTCAACAAACTGTTTGATACAATATAATCTGTATCCATTAATAGAGTTTCGTCATATGGCGTAAGGTCATATACACTTGCACGATTATTATTTTTAAAGTTAGCTGTTTTTTTAGTCAAGCCGCCGTCGAAAAAATATCGCATATTAGATGCGCTGGTATACTCTAATTCGATAATATTATCAAAGTCATCAGTGCCGAATGTTGTGGTTAGATATTCAGCACTATCAGTAGCAACTGTTACCGGAATATCTAAATATTTTTTTATACGCTTTGCAAGAAATACTGCTTGTTTAACATAGTCAATATGTCCATTATTTCGTGCAATTAAAAATACACCTTTACTCATAATTGACTAGTTTCTCTACACTTCTATTCTTTTTAAGTTTAGCATATGCAGTATAATAGCTGTTAGATGCTACAGTGTATTTGTTTATAATTTCGCCATAAAATTCTTCAAGATTTTCAATCATACACGGAATATTATTGTCATCAGTAATTACAACTTCGTCTTGATCAGCAGATACCATTGCACTTACAAAGGTAATTAGTTCACGAGTAAGCGTAAACTGTGATCCTTTGTAAAAATGAATTAATTCTTCTTGATATTTTTCTGCTAACAGTCTTTTTTGATTATTGAGGGTTAGCATATAATTAGAAAAGTCTAGTGCTTTTTCTAAACGTTCGTCCATAGTTAAACTCCTAGTTTATTGTTACTAGTATATATTAAGTTTTAGGATTTGTCAAGTGGAGTTTGGTTAAGAAAGGGTACGTATAGTAGTACCTACAGGTACATTATCAATCACAACTGCATCGTGTAATACACCATTGATTGTTACTTGGCTATCAGGAGTCGCTGTTTCTACAACACTATTAAATGTTCCAAATACCGGTTCGTCGATGCCATAAGTAGGATCATTTGGCGCACCATCTACAAATTCTACTTTAAATTGTATAGCAGACGTATCATCTCCTGTGGCATATTCAGCAGCGTATATATTATATCTATTTCTAGCATACACTGCTCCGCCTGTTCTAGAATACAACAACTGATAACTTGATGTTAGATCATAATTTCCAAGATTTGATCCAGTACCAATTCCTGCATTATTAATAGTTTCTGTTGCCTTAAAGCTCGTCGAACCCATTGCATTTAATATCGATTGCCAATCAACTGTTTTAGCTTGACTTCCTGTATAACCTACATTAGCACTAATTCTAATTTGGCCTCCGGCATTGAAAAAGTGTCTGCGTTCAATAGCAGTATTAAATGTTATTGTAAAAATGTGAGAAATAGCACTAACCCAGGTAGTTGTATCTGGGCGTGTGCTGGATGCTGCTGAGACTGCTGCAATTGTTAAATTATTAGGATCTACAATTAATTTATCTGTATTAATATTAGTTGCTAAAGATTCTAACCCTTGTACATACGCTTCTTCAATTTTGTCAGCGTTTGCCAAGTTTGTGTCGTAATCTCCAATTACAAATTCATCAATTGTAACGGCGGCGCCCACTTGGTGGAATCTAGTTCTTACTAAGTCAATATATAAATCTTCATAATCTTGAGCAGTAATTTTATCAGCATCGGCTGGAGAAGTTACCGAACGTGTACCAACTACGCTATTAGTGCTGAATAATTGCCCGTAACCAAACTCAGGAGAGGCAGTATTAGATTCACCTAGAATTAAATTTACATTATCTCGGAGAGTATTATATCTACTGGCTAATATTGTTGTTGGCATCAATTATCTCTTTACTGTTAAGTATATTTATTTAAAAAATATTTAGAAAATTAAATGCTGATTATGTCAATGTCTGACTATTAAAATATGCAGGAGCAGGAACTGTTACGTCACCGTTAGCACGGTAATGTTGTAGTACACTTTCTAGTCTGCCGTCAACATTATTGTCAATGTTGTTATCAAACACTACATCATTGAACTCAACTCTAAAAATAATACGTGTATCGATATCCGAACGTGCTTTAACAGTGTAAATATTGCCTGCGTATATTGCACTATATGTGCCTGATCCTATTTTTTGATATATATCTTGATACGAGGCTGTTAAACTATAGTTGCCAATTGATGTGCCGCCGCCTGTTGTTGAAGTTGTAGAGTCTGAACCAAATTTAATTGTTCCTACTTGAGAACATAACTGGCTCCAATCTAGACCTTTAGGAGTACTTGCGCTAGTGTTATTAGCACTTAATCTAATTTCTCCGCCTGTGTTAAAAAAGAATCGTCTAGCAGATGCAGAAGAGAAAGTAACTTGAATTTCGTGTACTATTAACCCGTTCCAAGAACTTGATCTTACATTAGATATACCAGGTTCTAAAGCAGCTTGACTAGGATGTATCAATGCTTTATCTGCTTGCACCTGTGTCATTAAATTTTCAAAATCTACAATTCCTTTTTTAATACCGTCTGGATCAATTGATGTTACGCCATCATTATCTATAAAAGAACTTGTATTTTCAGCAACAATATTTAAATTTTGTAAAACTTCAGCAATTCCAATATCGCCAGGACCTACTTGGTGTACTCTTGCTTTAAGAATGTCAGTATAAATGGCATTCATATCCGCTGCTTCAACTACATCACCTGTATTAGAAACTGGAACACTAGTAACTACTTGTCCGTATCCGTTTTGTCCGGAGCCATTGCCTAATATAAGTGCAATGCTTGATTGCAAGTTGTTAATTCGTGCTGCTGTAATATCTGCCATGATGATTCCTTAAACTTTTAGTACACATTCTACTAGTTTTTCGCCCTCATCGCTGTTGCTTTCTAATGCAACACCAACTAAACTGCCGCCGTTAATTTCTGTGCTTGCACAACCATTAGCGTTGACATAAACTGCTTGCCCTTTCTTAACTGCACCTATAATGCGAACTGGTAAGCGCCCTTTAAGACCAATGTATTGACCTTCTGCTTCACTGTTCATCATTACAGCTGGATCCGTTGATACAACACCAATTGCAATTGCGCCTACACTTGCTGCTTCAACTTCGTGATCTTCGTGTGCGCACACTGTAACTACTGTACCTGGCGCTAGTTCTTCGCCTGTTGAATACTTTTCTGCAAGGTCAGCATAACGTGCTTGTGTTGCAACACCTTGGAATAAGTTTGCTGCTATGTTTCCTGTTGCATCTCTAACTGCTACTGTATTATTAGTTGCGCTCGAACTTGCACTACGGAAATCGCTACCCACTCTTAGTGTAGCAGCTTTAGTTGCTTCGCCTGTAAAGTTAGCAGCATAAACATTTGACCATCCTAGGCTAGCACTGCCTAATGTAAATGTGTTGTCTGCTGCTGGTACAAATCCAGTTGATGTAACTGTGGCAACATGTGTTAGTACACCTGCGCCACTGGTAACTTTTAATTTAATTACACCATTGTTAGTAATATTTTGGATTATGCCATCAAATCCATTAGTATCTATTTTAACTTGGAAATCGTTCGATTCACCAATTAACGCTCCTTCGTCTGGAAATTCAACTGCACTAGTAAATACTGTATTGCCTACTCCAGTTTTAACATAGTTATCTGCTGTAAATCCGCCGAGCTTTTCAGCGTTTGTTGCTGTTCCATGGAATCTGTCTTCTCCAGTAGTAACACCAGCTGTTGCTAGTTTAGTATTACGCAGTGTAATACCTTTGTTAATTCTATCGAATCCTTGTGCAATTAATGCAGTTTCACTTGCATTTAGATCAAACTGTGTAGGACTAATAACAAAAATTGTTTCGTCTTCAATAACACTAGATATCAATCCTCTAGTAGCACTTGTAGAATCAAGAACTTCAAGGCTTTGCATTTGGGTTACGCCTTCACCTGCGTTCTGTGGTCCTATAAGTACAAAGTTTGTACCGTTATACACATAAAGTTGATCATTGCCATTATCCCACCAAAAATCAGCAGTGGCTAATCCTGTTGGTTCTGTTGCACCTACTTCTGCTCCGCCTGTTGTACGCCATTGTGTACCATCATAAAACTTTAGTTTGCTTGTGCCACTGTCAAACCATACCTGACCGCTAATCGGTCTACTTGGCTGATTTGCTCCGCTAAAGTTTTCTAACAAAAACAAGAAGTTTTCGTTTTGAATTTCACCGTACCCTGCGTAGTTTTTACCGATGAATTTAAGGTCAGTTGTTTGATCAACTGTACCATCTTCCACTGTAGTTAACAGTGTGTTATTATATCTGTCTATTGCATATGCCATTTATGTAACCCCTAGTGCTATTAGTATTATTTATCGTTTTTACGAATACACCAGAGTTGACTGGTGTTCCCAAGCAGTGCCGCTAGATTTGTATGTCATCATTGTTCTAGCAGGAGTTAGAATAACATTACCGCTTGCGCCTTCTGCGTCAAACACCACATCCTGAACAACTGATTCGTTTTGTGTGCCGTTGCTGTCGACATCAATATAACTTATGACTTTTGCACTCTCAACATCAACACCTTCAACAGTTGCTCCAGCATATGAAGTTGTATGTATCCTAGCAATTTTATTTGTATTAAGCGAAATAGCAGGATATAAATCATTTAAGTAAGAAGATACAGTTGATTCTAATACTGCGCCAGTACCTAAACCAGTAATATCCATACTAAATGCAATTGCTTCAGTTACAATTTCTTCATCTACGTATTCTTTTGTAGTTACAGTATTACTTACTGATTCGTCTACGGCAAGCTCTGCTGCTTTTCTAGAACTTATTGCTTTAGCAACCCCAGTAATGCTTTGATTATCTGTAATATTGATATCAGCGCCTGCTGTAATTGCAATGCCGTTTGTTGAAGTGATAGCCATATCATTCGTAGAGCTAATTATTTTGCCGTTGATGTTAATTTCGTCAACTTGCAATACAGTTAACGTGCCAATTTGATCTAGATCTAACGCTTTAGTAACATTAACTAACGTATCATTTGTTAGTTTGTCAACTCCGCCAATTTTGTAAGTAGAAGTACTATTCAATAAATCAAAGTTTACATTTGAAGTAAACGAGTTAGTAGCAACTTTCCAAAGTATATCCTTACTGCCATTACTACTATTAACTTGTATACCCGAACTGTCGGCTTGTGCATCAGTAAGTTCTGTACTATCATTTAGCACACCAATTTCGATAATTTTATCTTCAACTCTCAGTGTTTGCACATCTAATGCAACTCTGTCGCCTTCGACAATTAAGTCGCCTGTTACTCTTAAGTCGCCTTCTACATCAAGTGTGTATTCCGGTAGCCTGTCAGTTGTAAATATACCTACTCGTGCAGTGCTTGCATCAATATAAATTGCATCTACTGAAATTGCGCCGAACTCAGTAGACTTAACACGCAGACTTAAATCGTGATCAGTAAGCTGGTTTTCAATATAAAAGCGAGGTCCAACAACTTTCTGTACGTTGTTTTGTGACAATCCAATTGTTAAACCACCTGAGTTTTGAATTGTTAGTGTACCTGTTGTAATACCGTTTGCTGTAGATGGAAGGAAACTATCAGCTGTTCTAACTATACCGCCTGCTGTTACAAGTGCGTTTGCAGAATCTGCAATTCCTCTATATTTAAAATTATCAGTGTCAATAATATTATACCCAGATTTGATAATTCCATTTGGATTTGCATCTGTGACTAGACCTAAAATACGCTGTGCATATTGAGGTGTAAATTCAATATTACTAATAACTGCTGATAGTGTGCCGGCTACATATAGGTATACCACTGTTCTCGAACGGCTCTGGGAGTCAAGAATACTACCAACTTCAAATCCGCTCTTTCCTTGAGACTCTGTATACTGTGGACCCATTAACATTAAGTCCGTGCCGTCAAATGCATACACCTGATTGTTTAGGTTGTCAATCCACAAGTCGCCTGCAACCATTTGTGGACGAGTATTTTGTACAATTGGTCCGCCACTGGACTTCCATACAGTGCCGTCATAAACTTTCAAACGCTGTTCATTGCTATCCCACCAAAGCTGTCCAGTGATCGGATTGCTAGGTGCAGCAGTATTTGAGAAATTTTCTAATAGCTTAATAAAGTTTTCGTTAAAATATTCGCCGTAACCTGAATAATTTCTACCAACTAATACTAAATTAGTACTAGTAGTATCTATTTGTCCATCAATTAGGTCTGTTAGCAGTGTGCCGTCTGTCTTATTTAATTGATAGCTCATTTTATTCTCCGGTATATATAATGTAATTGACTGCTAAGAAGGGATTCATTACATCGATCGGAGTGCCTAACGTAGTGTCTGTTTTTATTCCGCCGCTGCTTGCAATACCTTGTGTACCGCCCAACCCTGGTTCTATCGGCAGAGATATTGCATTATCGTCAACAGGTTCGCCTGCTCCTACTCTAACTCCGTAAAACTGTGTTCCGCTAGCACCTTCTAAATCGTGTTCGTGTTCTGGTAAATTATCTGTTGTAATTGTTTTTGTTTCTGTTCCAGCATTTCCGCCAATAGCATCAGCAGCAATGTCTGTAACACGGTTAGCAGCTGGGCCGCCCATATTGTCAAGACCTAATGCAAATCTACCTCTAAAGTCAGGCAACGTAAATTTAGCAACACCATTATCGCTTACTAAACTAGCATCTTTAAAGTTGTGTCCTATTGCTATCCATAATTCATTATAATCTGATTTATTAACTTCTTGGCCATCACAGAGCAACCATCCGTCTGGCGCTTCTTCTCCGCCGAACGGCATCATCGCACCGGCTGGTACAAGCGGAATTGTTTTTAAGAAGTTGCGTTTGGTAATTCTATAAACACCAGTTGTTCCAGTAGTTACGTTTAATAACAATTCGTCTGCATTTCCTGCATCGTAAGTAACATCTTTATTACTAATAAAACTATTTGCAATACTTACTGCGAAGGTTTTTGTACTACCACCAGTTTGTCCATCAAATTCAAAGCTGTTTGGTTCTACGTCACCACTTAGTGCAAATGTAGTAGCACTAGCTAGTCTATCTGCACTACCTGCTCGTCCACTAACTGTGCCACTTACGTTGCCTTGAATGTTTCCGAAGAATGTAGTAGCATGTATTTGTTCGTATTTGTTAATTGCTGTACCAATACTCCTTGATGCATTTTGATCTGGAGCAATATTACCTGTTTGTAATGTGCCTGCCGCAAGGTCACCGTTACCCTTCATCAGAATGTCGCCGCCTACAACTAAGTTTTGACTGATGCCTACTCCGCCCGATGTTACTAGACTACCATCACTAATAGCTGTAGTGTTTTCAGTGCTAGTAAGAGTTAATACTCCTGTTTCTGCTTCGCCAGTTTTGGGAGATATTTTAATATTACCTTTAACATCTATTGCTTCTTCTGGAGCACTATTGTTGAAACCTACATTACCGTCGCCTGTAATACTCATAACAGTTGGTGTTAGGTTTCCGTTTCTCATTCTAATATCAATACTCGAACCACTAGTGTTGTGCTGAATAACACCAGTCTCGCCATCGATACCTAAACTTAATTGTCCGCCTGTGCCAACTTTAATACCATCATTACTTTTAACACTTAGTTGGTAATCTGTACTACTTGCTGCATTTCCTCTTAAAAAATTACTAGCTGCAATAGTTGTACTACCAACAACCAATGCTTCGGCTTTTTCAGCAGTTCCGTAATATTTTAACGGCTGTAAGTTTACAATAGCCTCGTCTGCAATATTCATGCCAGGATTTATGCCTGTTCTAAATCCCTTGATTGCAATTTTAGGTATAAAACTTTGACTACTGATAATAATTACAGGCTGATCTTCAACCTTAATTGTTAATACGTTATAGGTTACGTCATCAATACCTACTAGTGCATCTGCTTGGGCTCCAGTTAAAAGTCCGTCACTAAAGTCTGGGCCTACTAGTACCCATGCGCTACCTGTAAACAAATATAGTTGTTGACTATCTGTATTAACCCACAAATCTCCAGCACTTGAATTTGCAACTGCTGGTGCAGAACTTGCTTTTTTAAGGCCGCCGCTTGCAACCCAATTAGTTCCGTCATAAACTTTAAGTTGATCCACTCCGTCTGTCGAATCATACCAAAGCTGCCCTTCTACAGGACGTTCAGGAGCTGTAGTATTTGCAAAGTTTTCTAATAAATGTAAGAAATTTTCGTTTACTGCTTGACCGTATGCTGTTGTGCCACGACCTGGAAATTTTAATGTTGTTTCGTTATTAAGCGTGTTATCTTGGACATTGATTGTACCTTTATTAACAGTGTCAGTGTAACTTATTGTATATGGCATAATTTACTCCTTAACCTGCTAAACTTTGTACACGCACTGTGTAATCAATCTGAATTAATCTGTTGAGTGACTTTTGTACTGGATGGAAAATAACATGAGTAATTAATCTGCCTGTACCGCTTGTACTATAACTGCGCAATCCTAATTCGTCAAATACATACGGACTGTCGGTTGCACTTGCAGTATCAAATGCATCTTGTCCATTTGGCTCTCCGTAATCTAACAAACAACTTACAACAATATCAGTATAGTTAGTACCACTTACATGACGTGTTTCTAATTTATTACGTGCAGGATCAGTATTATTCACACTTCTATCATCAACAACTTTGGTATAGGTTTGGTTGTATAGACTTGCATTTGTGCCTGTGCTGTTAGGTGTTAGGTATGTAATAATACCTGTTGGGTCAACACTTGTGCCGCCGTTGCCAAAACTCATTTCATATATAAATCCTTGCCCAGCATTACTTAAACTCTCTGCAAGTGCAAGACTCATATTTTCATAATGAATTGCATTGCGCTTGTCAATATATACTTTTTGTGACTCGGGATCGAATATTTTGATATGTCCCTGAACCAATACTCCATTTGTGTCTTGCATGTTATCGCTCATTTAATTTTTTCCTATACTGTATTTATTCAGGCAGCGCACTTGTTCCTGCACGTAAGAACCTTGCAATTGAATTTTCTGAATCACTTAATGATACGCCGTCATCTGTCCAGGCTCGGCCAACTTTTTTAACAACTGTTACTCTTGTATCTTGTGCAGGAGCAGTAGCTAGAGTAATTTCGTTTGTATCTGCATCAAACGTAAAGTCTGCTACTATTGTTGTATCGCCTTCTGGACTATCTAGTGCTGCGGTGTAATCAAAGACATCTAATGGTGTCTTACGCATACGTGTTCCTGCAACAAACACTTCAATTTCGTTAATTGACGATACTGGGTAACTAACTTCAAAAGTAGTTGTTAGTCCGTCTGCTGTAGTGTTAGATACCAATGTTTGATCTTTATATGGAACAGTTTTGCCTATATTTTGGTCAAACACATCGGTATTTACATCATATGTATCTTTGACTCCTGTCCCCAATGTTCCTCTACGAAGT